ACAGGTTTTTCATTTTCGTCAAGAATAAGCCTTTTCTTTTCCACCATTACAACATTTCCTTTATCATCAAGTTTTTCAACTTTCTTAGTTAGAAATGGATGAGTAATTCGTAATGTCCCAGCTTGTGGTTTTAGTTGTCTTACAACAATTGAAGCCATAGTTTTTCTCCGTTTATTTGAATGTTATTATGCGCGTGTAATAACTAATGCACTATTGTCAGTAGTATTGAAGTGAGCTCTAAAAGGTAAAGTCACTAATAATGTTCCTGCATTAGGAATAGTTTGTGTTGCGCCAGTAAATTTGACTTTTGACATCAAAAATGTATATGATTTTGGAACATTATCAGCCAATTTGAACTCTACAACTTTATAAGCGTTAGCAATAAAGTAGTTATATTCAGTCACTGATTGAAACAAGAATGTTATTGAACCAGATATTTCAACATCACCATAAGTAATGCTATTAGCAGCTGGGTTATTCAAAACATAGTTGTAATTTGCAGTGTTTTTGACATCAAGTGTCCATGCAGTTACATTAGTTGCAGCAACAGTATCAATTTTTACCCAGTTTCCAGTATTGACATTAGTAATCAAAGTTGGAGTTGATGGGAAAGTTGCATTAGTTGTTACAAGTCCAGTAATTGGAGTTGTTGCAAGTGTATCTTGGTCAAGACCAGCGAATGAAAATTTGATACCGATTGGGTCATTAGCTGCAGCAGTAGAAGTAATACTGAACGAATGGCAAGTCATACCTTTTGTTCTGAAGTATTGAGATGTTCCACCATCAGTTGTAATTTTCTTTTCGATTGTAAATGTTTTTGGTGTAATTCCTGATGTAGGAAACTTTAGAACGTTTGAAGTCCAAGCTGCACCGAAAACACTTTCATAAAATGGGTCAAAACCTTGATGTCCTGATGGAGTTGCACCTAATGCAAATACATCAGTATCAATTTCGCCATTGATTGAAATGTTACCTTGCTGACTATCAACTGCTTGTCTATGAGCAACAATCAAATTATCTTTGATGTCTCCACGAACATAGTTGAGTGAATTTGATTTGACTGGAATGTAATAGATTGAAGGTGTTGCAGGTGTAGTTCCCGCTACAGTTTCAGTGATATATCCAATCTGAGTTTGTGAGCCTAATGCTGTTGCCATTGATTATTCCTCAATAAAGGTTTGGTGTGTTAGTGATTATTTATTTCTTCCAACATATTATCGACATCTAATAATGTTGTTGCTACCATACCAACAGGTCTGTGAGAAGATGAACCTTCTTCAACAATTCCAGCATATGGCACATCGTTTATAACTGAATTACCTTCAATCTTCCAACTGTTTTTCAAACGACCTGATGCAACAGGTGTTCTTTCTTCACAAGATTTTTTGATTTCTTCGAGCAATTCTTTTTCAATTCGAATAAAATCTCTTTCAAAAAATGGAGCTATTTCCTCTGGAGGTAATTCAATATCCATTATTTTTTGTTTAGTTCGACAATAAGTTGTTTTTCAGTTTCAATGAACTGTTGAATTTGTTCCAGTGTATTGACTGAGCAAAACCAATAGCTATCAGTTTCAAGTGTATCAGTAAAAATACCAAATGAACGATTTGTTTCAGGTTCGGTAACAATATATTTGTCACCCTGTTCTTTTACCTCAAGATTGTCTATAATCATTTTATGCCTCTAAAAATTAGGTTATTGGTAATCGGTTTATGAAGTATTCCCACTCAACCATTACGATTGCTTTATAATATCCCGGAACTGTTACATTTCCTGTAATACTAATACTACCTGGAACACCTTGTGATGCTATCATATAACTATTGAGGATATTTATTCCATTCAAATTATCACCAATAATAAACTTTGCCAATACTAATTCAGCCATATCAAATGTATCACCATAAGACGCATCTTCAGGATAAAAAATATCAATTTGATATAAACCTTTTAGTTTGTTATAACCAAGAGGTCCTAATGTTTCAATTGAAGTTTTAGTTGGAAGAAGTGTGCTTCTTGTCCATTCTTTTGTTCGTTTGTCATTACCTTTTCTTGTATTTTCAATTTGTAACGTTGGTAATCCAGTTACTGTTTGAAGTTGAGTATCAAGAGAAGTATGAATAAGTTTGTAACTCATTATGCTAACACCAATTCAAGTTTATAAGCAATGGCAGTATTATTTGGTTGATAGATTTCAACTTTATTGATGCCATATTCAACCTTATTGATAATTACTGTTCCACCAACTTCAGGTTGATTTTTGATATAAGCAACATACAAAACATAAGTTTGAATAGTAATATGTCCAGTTTCTGCATTATTCAAATCAGTATGTTCAATTTTTCCAAAAACTCCATGAGTTGAAATAGAAACACCAGCAGTATTGACTACTTTTACAGGTTGTCCATACTTTTGAATGTTTTTCTGAACTTGATTTGTAATGAACTGAAAACTATACATTATTGTCCTTATTATAAGTGCATTGAAATTGTTTTAGTTTTAGACATCAAAATAGGTTTCAAAAATAATTCAATTTTGTGATAACCAGAATATGTTTCACTTTCAATTGCACTACGATATTTTGAAACGAATTCAAGTTCTCCAATAATCACAGTGTTTTCAGATAAGCTACTGTCAGTATTATATAATGGAACAATATCATCACCATTCAAATGCATTAGAGCAATTTCACATACTGCATTCTTCAGAACTTGAGGAATAGAGTTTTGATGTAAATTGCCATAAGTATCAACAAATGGATAACGTGGCCAAAGTAAATTACTTCCGCTATCATACTTCAAGCTTTGATATCTGTCGCCATATAACAAATCGACTGCTTGAGTTGCAAGTATTAGTGCAGTTTCTTTTAGAGTATTATCACCTGCCCAATTAGTATTGTCATATAAAAGGTGATAAGCATCCGCATCAACTAATGATACGTATGAGTTTGAGTTTGTAACGCCTGTTCCGTCTTCAACTATCATATTGCTCTAACCTTGTCTTTGAATATCCAAACTGCAGTTTCATCAAGAACAACTTCACTTCCAGCTTTTAGGTCGTATTGAATGTTATTGACCAAACCCTTGATATCAACTAATACTTTGTAAAGTTGAACAGGTTCGTCAATAACTGGGTCTTCGATAACTTGCTCTACAGGTTTTATTCTTGCCATGTTCAACCTCGTTTGATTTGTTTGTAAGAAGAAGGAAAGCTTGTAGTCAAACCCATATCAGTTCCTCTTCCGTCTTTGAAATTGAATGCCCAATTTGAGGAAATCAATTTTGTTGTTTGTCCTCCACATTTAGAGCAGTGAGGTTGCTCGCGTTGCCAGAAACGTTCTTCGACATTTCCACATTCATTACACTTGATATCTGCCAGCACTTGTTTCTCCAATACAAGATATTGATAATGGATGCAAGTATATTTCAACCTGCATCCATACTATCATTTATACTTCAACTATTAGGTGTTAGCACCAACACTTGAAGCACTTTGTCCGACCCAAACGCCATCTTGGTCGATAATGCCATATTTTAGCACACCTTTCCAATATACGTTCAAGAAACGGTTCATTTTGTCAGTTTGAGTGAAACCAACTGAAACTGGTTGAGATACCGCTTTACCAAGTGCGTTAGCACCCAAGAAGTAAGAGTTGTATAAATCAACAGTTCCTGCACCAGTTTGGTCAGCGAAAGTAGCGTTGTTATTTCTAACGATACGGAAACCTGCGAATGAACCAACTTCACCGGAAATAACTTCACCAACGTTCATATACTTATTCACGTCAATCCAACCACCAGCTGCAGTATCAGCACGAAGGTCAGCAATAACGTCGTCATGCGCAACCCAAACGTAATCACCATTGATTTTTTGAACATTTGCACGAGCTAACTTGTTGTAGAAGTAGTTAGCGAAAGTGCGAGATGCAACTTGACCAGCAGTTACAGAACCAGCAGCAGTTCCACCGATAATGTAAGCATTTGTTGAAGCATCAAGTGCTAAACAAGCTAACTTGTCAAGAGTTGAACCAGCATTGATACCAACAATTTGAGCAGCTGCTAAATCAACTTTACCACCTGATTGCAATGAAGCAAGATTAGTAGTTGTAACAACATTACCATATTCAGCAGGTGTCAATAAGATTTGAGTGTCAGACATTGCTGCTGAAACAACTTCATCACGCTCAACAAGAGGAGTGGTTGCAAGTGCAAGACGTGCATATTTTGTCAAGTCGATTGATTTTGCACCAATATCAATTTTGGTTTGAACTAAATCGTCCATTACGTTTTCTTGACCGACAGCAATCAAGAAAGATTGTGAGAATGCAAGAACTGCACTGTTGTCTAATTCAGCGGTTCCTGAAAGGTTTGTAGTAATATCAGCCAT